CGGGTCTCTCGCAAAGACGCCGGAGCCGGAGGCCCTGTCCATGGCCCTCTTGCCGCCCTGAGCGCCCTTGGAGTGGTGGTGGCAGTAGATGACGGCGCAGCCCAGCTCGGTGCAGACTTTGTCAAATTGATTGCAGAACCGGGCCATCTGGTCGGCGCTGTTCTCGTCGCCGGTGATGACCTTATAGATCGGGTCAATGACGATAGCGATATAGTTTTTCTTCATGGCCCGGCGGATAAGTTTCGGCGCGAGCTTGTCCATGGGGATGGACCGCCCGCGGAGGTTCCACACGTCGATGTTCCCCAGGTGCCCAGGAGCCTGTCCCAGGGCCTCGTACACGTCCCGGAAACGGTGGAGACAGGAGGCCCGGTCCAGCTCCAGGTTGACGTACATCACCCGCCCCTGGGCGCAGGAGAAGCCAAGCCAGGGCCTGCCCTCGGCAATGGCGATGCACAGCTCGATGAGGGCATAGCTCTTGCCCGCCTTGCTGGGCCCGGCCAGGAGCAGTTTGTGCCCCTGCCGCAGAACGCCCTCGATGAGGGGTGGGGCCAGCTGGGGCAGGTTGTCCCAGGCGGAGGCCATGTTCTCCGGGTCTGGCAGGTCGTCGCTGACGCTCTCAATCCATTCCCGCCACTCCGCCCAGGACGCCTTGCCGATGTTGGTTTCCACTAAGAATTGCTTATGCCCATTCCGGGTCGCGCCGGGCAGGCGGGACAGCCGGGAGGGATTGCGGTTCTGCTTATCGACCTCCATGCCGTTCTTCTCGCAGAAGGCGTAGAGGTAATCCACCCGTGTCCGGTACTCCTCGCAGGAAGAAGCATCGATATGAACAATGGCGTGGAGGCTCTTCCCGCCGGAGTAGACCAGGCAGGCCACCGGGAGCTCCATTTCTCGAATGAAAGCATTTTGCTCCCCCAACTCCATGGTGTCGGATTCGACCAGGGCATAACGGAAAGCGGTAACATTCTCGCCCTTGATTCCCTTGCCGTCCAGGGGGTTATACCGTATCCATGCCCCGGTTCCCGGATCGTAGTCCCCCAGCACCGCCCCCAGGTCGTCGCCGCACTTGCGCAGCTCCTCAATGAGCTGCCCCGCCGTGCGGTCGTAGTTGCCGCGAGTGGGCTTGCGCTCCCCGTTCTCCGCCTGGAAGGTCTCCGTCACATAGCCCACATAATCGTCCGGGGCAAAGAGGATGTTCAGATATTCGATGAGGTCCTTGGCGGGGTGCCAGTTGCTGTCGGCGGGCTCCTGGATATCCTTGGCCTCCAGCCACGCCCGGTCAACGATCACCTGCCTGTCCCGCTCGCTGATCTCGTCGTCCCAGTCCAGGGGGTGGACGGGCTGGGAGGGGTCCGAGGAGCGGGAGCCCATCGGACGCCACCCCCGGTCCAGGGCCATTTTGGCCACCGTGCCGCCGGTGACGGGGACGTCGGTCCCGGCGAAGCTGTCCCATTTCCGCTCGCACTCTCCGTTATGGTACCTCGCCCCGTCCCGCCGGGACCACTCGTCCCAGGCGGAGGCGGGATACCCCGCCTCCTTGAGCCCCATGCCCACTGCAAGCCAATCCTGATAGCAGAGCTCCGCCGGATCGATGTGCTCCAGGGCCTCCAGTAGATTCAAGTTGTTCTCCATCGGTTACATCCCCACAGGAACATATGTCGCCGGGTCAACGCCGGAGGGCACTCTCCACCGCCCGCCCCGGCCTCCCGCGACCATGCGGTCGATCATATGCTTGGCGTCCTGGAAAGGCCAGGTCCCAACGTTGCGGAAGCCGAAGTTCTCCAGCACCCGGATCTGCCGGGGCGTGGAGAGCCCCTCTGCCTTGCGCTTTGAGAGCCGATCCAGGAGCACCGACGCCTTTCCCGCGCTATCGATCTCGTCCGGGAAGATGCCGAATTTCTCCAGGTCCGAGCGCTGTTTCTCCGTAGGCGGGCCCATCTCCCAGCCAAAGGCGGGGACGTACCCGGAGAGGTCCGCCGCTGCGATGGACATCTCGAATTGCAGGGGGTCCACCAGCTTCCGCTTCCTGGAGCGCATCTCGGAGAGCTGCTTGGCGAGGGCCTCCTCCCGCTGGGCTACCACGTCCTCCCCGGCCTGACGCTCCGCCTCTTCGATGTCCAGGGGCACGCCCGCTTTCTCGATGACCTCCGTCATTTTCTGCGCCACCGCCGCGTCCTCGCAGATCAGCGACGCCGGACGGCACAGCTCGTGGCGCTCGGTGTGCCACAGGAAGTCCAGGAGGAGCAGGTCCTCCTTGCCGGGGAAGAGCCGGGTCCCCCGCCCCACCATCTGACTGTAGAGGCTTCTCACCTTCGTAGGCCGCAGGACCACCACGCAGTCCACCGCCGGGCAGTCCCAGCCCTCGGTGAGGAGCATGGAGTTGCAGAGCACGTCGTAGCGTCCCGCCTCGAAGTCCCGGAGAATTTCCGCCCGGTCCTGACTGTTCCCGTTGACCTCCGCCGCCCGGAAGCCGTTCTGCTCCAGGATGTCGCGGAACTTTTGGGAGGTCTTCACCAGGGGCAGGAACACCACGGTCCTCCGGTCCTTGCAGTACTGCCGCATTTCTGAGGCGATCTGGTATAAGTAGGGGTCCAGGGCGGTGTCAATGTCTGATGATTTGAAGTCTCCTCCCTGGACGCCCACGCCTGAGAGGTCCAGTTTCAGAGGGATGGTGACGGCCTTGATAGGGCACAGGTACCTGTCCCGGATGGCCCTGGGGAGCGTGTACTCGTAGGCCAAATGCTCGAAGTACTGCCCCAGGTTTCTCATATCCCCCCGGTCCGGGGTGGCTGTAACGCCCAGCACCTTCGCGTCTGGGAAGTGCTCCAGGACCCGTTGATAGCCGTCTGAGAGGACGTGGTGGGCCTCGTCCACGACGATACAGCCGAAGTGGTCCTCCTCAAACCGGGCGAGGCGGGAGGGCCTTTGCAGGCTCTGCACCGACCCCACCGCCACCCGGTACCAGCTCCCGAGACAGGTCTCCTCCGCTTTTTCTACGGCGCAGCGCAGGCCCGTGGCCTTCAGGAGCTTGTCGGCGGCCTGGTCCAGGAGCTCTCCACGGTGGGCGAGGATGAGGCACCGGTCCCCCTGCCGGACCATATCCTCAATGATCTTGGAGAAGACGATGGTCTTCCCGCACCCGGTGGGGAGCACCAGGAGGGTCCGCAGAAAATCCCCCTCCCAGTCCCCCTCCACGGCCCGCCGGGCCTCCTCCTGATAGGGTCTCAGCTCCATCAGAAGCTCCCCTTACTCCAGGGGGTGGGGCCGCCCTGGGGCACTTCGGTCCAGGTCTTCTGCTGGGGCGACGCCACCTGGGGGGCGTTCTCCGGGTCGTAGAACTCGGTGATCTCGTTGCTCTCCCGCTCTTTGCCGTCGTTTCCGGTCCACTTGCGCACGACCACATGGCACACGCCGCCGGACCCGGGCACGGCGCTCCAGTTCATGCGCATGGCCTCGCCGTGCTTGCGCTGACCGATGGAGACGAAGAACTGACAGAGCTTCCACTCGAATTTGCTGTGGAGGAAGAGGTTCGTCTGCACCTCGCCGGAGGCCCCGGCACTGCTGACGGACAAGGTGAGGACGGCCTTGGGGCAGGCGGGGATTTTCTCGCTGCCGGAGTGCCGGGCTCGCTCGAAGCGGGTGACGGTGAAGCGGTAGTCGCCCTCAGGGAGGACCTGGAAGGTGTCGTCCCGCTGAATCTCGTCGTCCCAGCCGAACTCCCGGGGGGTGGAATTGTAGTCGCTCATAGGGGTACCTCCTGTACTGTAATATACATAGATTGGAAATCGGGCAGAAGTTGTACTCAGAAAGGCAACCGGTCCGGGTTATTTTCGATGATCTCCACGATCTTGTCCCACCAGGGGAGCACCCAGCCCTCCACGAACCCCGCGCTCTCCATGGCGGACCAGGGGGTGTCCTTGGTGAAGTAGCCCTTCTGGGCGATCACGTCCCGGACCTCGTCCTCGGTGACATGGGCGCTCTCCAGCAGGGGCAGGAGTACGGCGGGGACGTCCGAATCGGGTCGGGTGACGGGCGGGGGTTCTGGCGCGGGGGCGGGCTCCGGTGCGGGGGCCGGTACAGGTTCCGGCGGGGGGGCCGGTACAGGGACCGGAGGGGGCGCGGGGGCCATATGTGCGGGCGCAGCCGGGAAGATGTAGGGCGCGAGGGCGTCAAAGTCCAGGGGGAGCTCCTCCGGCAGGCCCAGCCGGTTTTTCGCGTCCCAGCAGGGGTGGTGGGCGGTGTAGAGCACCCTGCGCCCCCCCTGGGCCTTGAACTTCTTCCCCTTCTCGTCGGTGGCGACGGCCATCGTCTTATAATTGGCGAAGAGGAGCAGGTCGGACCACTCCTTGACCAGGGGCGCGGTCTTCTTCTGGAGCTTCAGCTCCCAGCGGTCGTAGGCCCCCATCTCGTCGGGCTGTTCAAATTTGCGCATCATGGCATGGGCGGTGAGGACCACATGAATACCCCGCTCCACCACCTCCTCCAGGAGGTTGAGGAGCCTGCCGAACTCCTCGGCGAGATAAACATACCCTCTGCCGTAGCCCAGGTCCTCAATGCCGCTGATCTGCTTGCTCGCGCAGATACTGCTGATGCAGAGCTGTTCCGCCCAGTCGGCGGTGTCGATGACCAGGGTCTCGCACAGACCGGCATGGTCACGGATGTAGCGCACCTGCTCCAGGAGCATGGTCCAGCTGGAGGGCTTCTCCATCCGGGAGACATCCATGTGCCGGGTAGAGCCCTCGGTGTCGATGAACACGGGGCGGGGGAACCGGGCGGCGAGGGTGCTCTTCCCGATGCCCTCCGGGCCGTAGATAACGGTTTTCAGGGCTCCCGCCTGTTTTCCGGTGATAATCTGCATTAGAATACTCCTTTCTGCCACCCGGTCTGGACCGGAGCCTCCGGCTCCTTGGCGCACCCGTCCTCAATAATGATGGAGCACTCCTCCCCGGTGGACACACGGGTGGCGATGCCCTGCAAGCCCTCGGCCTCCATCCAGGCGGAGAACTCCCGGAGGGTCTGCAAGTCCATCTGCTCCAGCTTGTCCAGGAGCACGAAGCCGCACTCCGGCTTCAGCGCCCGGACGATGGCGGTGGAGACCTTGAGCTGGTCGCTGCCGCTCATGCAGTCCCAGGGGCGCCCCTGGTAGGTGAGCTCCCCGTCCTCCACGGAGAGCCCCGGCAGGGGCAGGTCCGCGCCGGTGAGGAGGTCCAGCTTTCTCTGCCTCACCTCCTCCAGTGATTCGGTGAGGGCGGCGTACTGGTCGCTGTACTGCTTCGCCTCGGCCGCGGCGCGGGCCTTGTCCTGGTTGGTGCGGACCTTGGCGTTGACCGCCTCGACGTCCCGGAGGCTCTGCTCCAGCTCCTCCGTGGATTCGTCCTGAAGGTCCAGGGCGTCCCGTTGGGCGGTCTCGCAGTCGGCACGGAGGGCGAGGTACTTCTCCTTCGCCTCCCGGAGGCGCATCTCCAGGTCCTCCACCTTCTCCTTGGCGATGGCGCATTGCTCGTCCAGCTCCTTGGCCCGGTCCCGCTTGCGCTGGTTCTCGCCGTTGCGGGCGAGGATGTCCTGCTGACGGTGGATGAGCTCCAGGGCGGAGACGGGCTCCGAGGGGGCGTCGGGCCACG